TCATAATGCTTTTAAGATATCGCTGAACTTTTCAGCAGTCTCTTTTTCTTTACTTTTGGCAAGGTGGCTATATGTATTCATTGTGATAGCATAATCTGCATGTCCTAATCGTCTTTGTATCTCTTTAGGGTTAACATCGTTGTTCATTAAAAGACTAGCGTGAGTATGACGAAAACCGTGAAAGCCAATGTTAGGTACTCCAGCATTTTTGAAGTGTCTCACTAATTTCTGTCTCTCTATTTCATAAGACCTCATTTTTTGATGATATGAGAAGACTAAAGAATCATGCAAAGATATAGCACCGTCATTTTGATATTTCCGCCATTCTTTTAGACTTTCAAGAGTGTCGTTATCCAAAAACACAGAGCGGTTGCTTTCCTTTGTTTTTGCACTATCTTGTATCACATTGCTTTGTTGAATTAGAGTTTTAGACACACTGAGATAATGGTTGTTAAAATCAATATCAGACCAAGAAAGAGCCATAGCCTCCCCTACACGTAAGCCAGTTGCAAGAAGTAGTTTGTATAAAGTCTTACTCTTTCGATTGTCCGTGCTTGGTTCTAAAGTATCAAGATACAACAAGAATTGTTTTAGCTCCTCATTATCAAAATACTTAATCTTTTTAACTGTCCTTGTCTTTAACTTAGGAGGGAAAACCTTTATAGCTGAATTGTCCTCGATAGCTCCTAATTGCATACCGTAATCAAGGATACGTTTTATAAAGTTAAGAAGTAGCTTATAATCCTTACATTTTCCTCGCTCACGCTTACCGTTGATTATTTCGGCTGTATTTGCGTTATTAGCCCATTTATTGACAAGTTCCTGCAATAACATTGGCGTTATCTTAGAGAGCTTGTACGAGCCAAGAGGAGGTAGTATATAATTACGTAAGTAATTATCAGCAACACTTATACTATTTTCCTTAACTGTCAGCTTATAACTCTCAAACCAACTCAAAGCCAAAGATTCAAAGTTATCAAAAACCACTTTTTCCCTTGCAATTGTAGACCCATTATTGATAAACTTATTTATAGCTTGGCGTGCTTTAATATCACACATTTTTCTACTATTGGCACTTACACTTGTTCGTACTTGCTTACCAGTCAGACTATCTACGCCTAAATAAACGTTAGTACGGTACACCTTTGTACCGTCTTTTTTTATATATTCTTTAATATTCATATTATTTCTTCCTTTCCATTTTTGTACTAATGTCAGGCAAGGCATGTACGAGGATTGAGAAATATTGTTATTAGAGCTTATACGATTAATTAGTTAACTGGTTTATTAGTTTATAGAGTTATTGAATTCTCAACTGATATAGTATTATTTACGGTAACAAGAGTAACAAAGTATTATAAAGGTAGTCATATCAAGGGTCTATACTGTTACCTTTCTCTAAAAGAAGAGTAACAGTAAGGTATCAAGGGTAACAGATTATAAGAAACAGACTGATAGTTATTTAGAAGTGAAAGAACGCCAAGCAAAACTAAATAATTTTTTAATAGCCCAAAATATAATAAAACTTTTAATTGTTTCTTTGATTGCTTTAAACATTTATATTTCCTCCTATCAGCTTTTAACGTGGTTCAGGTTTGCACGTATAGGGGTTATTATATAATTATAGACCCTACACAAACATCTTTTGTAAAAAGCCTTTTTTCTGTTCTTTCAATAAATCTAATTTCCGTTGATGAAGAGCGATAGTGTCGTCGAGTTGTTTGAAGAATGAACCTATTTTTTGTTGTTCTTCCATATTTTCCGTAAACCACACATCTTGATTTTTCAAAATTGTAAAATGACGCTTATATCCTTGTGGTTCAGGTTTATAACGTTCTAAAGTTGTATACAGATAATTACCTTCAAAATTATCTGCACTTAAAATTTTTACGCCATCAGTAGCAACAAAGAAGGGGCTTTTGGGCTTATATAATGAAACTGTATGGTCCCCCAACAGAGTTACATCTTTGTAATCAGTAAAAGGTTCACCATCAGAATATCCAACAATTGGCTTATTACCTTGTTGAATAACTTCGTACTCACCATTCTCTGAAACACCAGCTAAGTACGAACGGGACGAGTGTGTTTTTAGAATGTCTTTGAACTTACGCTCTTCCCAATCGTCAGCAAACCCCGCAAATCGCAATTCAGGAACTTTGGCACCATTCTTAGGGAACATCTTTTGTAAAAAGCCTTTTTTCTGCTCTTTCAACAAATCTAACTTACGCTGATGAAGAGCGATAGTGTCGTCGAGTTGTTTGAAGAATGAACCGATTTTTTGTTGCTCTTTTAATTTTGGAACATTTAAATTCATTTCTTTTAATTTTGCTAAATTCAAATTTGCTTGAGAACTTGTTTCAGCTTTTCTTTTTAATAGATCACTTTTAATATCAATATAATTTTTAATGAAAACGACGTCACAAGAAGTTGATTCAAAGCCAATAACACTATCTGGAAAAGCTGCTTTAATCCCTAGAATAGTAGTATCAGCTACATTAGCTGCTATAGTAATCAATAATGTTCCAATATCCCATAATTTACTCTGTTGAATTCCAAACTCACTATATGTTTGACTGTATTCTGTCAAAAAAAGAGGTGCTTTGGCTACATCTCCAGTTTGAATAAAAGGATATTCGCCACCAAATAACCTAGAATCATTTCTAGGTCTATGTTTGGATTTACCTCTATTGAGATTACCTAACTCTTCCAACTTACGCTGTTCCCAATCATTCGTAAATCCCGGAAACCTTAATTCTGGAACTTTCTTTTTAACTGAATCATCTATTTTCGCCATAGTCCCCACCATTTTTCTTGGTTTTTCTTGTTCTTCTATCCTTTTTTGATCTTTGATTTGTTCCTGCAGATTTTCCAACTTCTCTTTTTTCTTACATTTTACAATAAATACAGGAAATTAAAAAACTTCGCAACAGAACTGGTAGTTTAATAAAAAATGTAATGAGTATGTTGTTATTTTCTAATTTGAAAACCAATACAAAAAGGTGTAAGATGAAAGTATAATGATTTTGAGATGTCATTACTTTCAAGTATAAAGTTACTCTTTGGAGTGGCTTTTTGTTTAGTTTAATTTAAGCAAACAGAACTATAATAAATTTATTCCAAACATAAACTTTTTCTAAAGTTTTGCACTGAGCGTCCTATTTCAAACTAGGGCGCTTTTTTTATTTTCCGAATTAAACCATTTACGCTAGAAAATACGAGTGATTTGATAGAAAATATCTGATAAACAGCTTTATTAAGCCATTTTTTTCGCGTGAAAATACGCTTGTTTTATTTCATGAATTAAATCCAAACTCATCGAAATACGTGAGCGCAACTTTGCGCTGACCTCACGAATATTTGGTATTATGCGGTTTATGGATAGGCGACCATCAAAAATGATGGTCGCCTAAATATGATATTTTAGAGTGAACCTATAGAGATTTGTACAAAAATGTTCATATCCTATTATTGGTTTCAGAAAAAAGTGAAACCAAAAACATATAAATAAAATGAGATTATGGCTAGATAAAACTAACAAGGCTTAGACAAGGTTAATCACAAAATTGTGAAAAAGTATCCTTCATTATCTGAGACCCTAAAAAAGGGGGTAACGATTCGTTCCTACCTAGCAAGTCGCGAATCACGACCCCTTAATAACAACAACGAAATTTTCGTTTTTGCCACTTGTGGCAGAAAGCTATACCACTAAAATACTGTTAAGGGTGTAAAGATTTTAACGACCTCAAAATTGTGGAGGTTATCAACACTAGACAAAGTCTATACCGACATCACGTAGGTCAGGGGTAACTTTGAGGTGTACCCATTCAAAACAAAAATGTTATAGCTCCGTAGTTACAAATACACAGCAAATTCTAGCAACATACAAAATTTACATGCTGTTATGACCTAATGCAAGGATTGGTTGCGTCAGCTCCCTTGCTAATTGTTGGCAAATGTTGGCAGAAATTGACTTGGTACGTCATTGTATTTATTGTTATTTGTGTTTTTATATCATTGAAAAGTAGGAATAATAAAGGTATATGGTAGAGAATAGTACCAACAATAGAACAATTAACCCCAGAGACTTTATAAAAATAGCAGGAGTTCCATTATAGAACTGCTTAATTATTCCTTTTTTTGAAAAAAGTATTCCAATGATTAAAAACAATACTGGAAGAAGAAACACAAATTCTTTTCTAAACCAGCTATATAGACTTTAGCACTATTAAAGTTCTAATCTATTGCTTTTTTCATTTCATGAACAACTCTTCTTAATTTTGGCAAAGGTAATTTCATCAGGTCAGCAAACTGTTCTTGTGGTAGCCTGTAGTGTTCTCCAAACATTTTCTCATACCCAGCTATAATTACAGCCTTTTCCATTTTTTCATCTAAGTGATCAATACTCTTTAAGTAGTCCGATAGTTTCATGCTTCCTTCTTTACAATATTAGTAATAGCTTGTGTGTGCGTCTTTCATCAACAAGTTAATGTTCATTATCAATCAAAAGGCAACAACACTCAAAACGAATAATATAAAACTTATGGTATATAGTGCTATTTTCGCAAATTTATTAATATGTTTTATAAAAATATTAGTGATTAAAGCAATATTTAAAGCTATCATATATACAAAATTTGTTTTCACTATAAAAATAAACAATAGATTAAGAACAACAAATAGAAGTAGATTTCTTTTTTGTTCTTTTTTTAATTCATCCACAATATTTTTCATATTTTATCTCCTTGGTTTTTCAAAAACCTATTAGACTTAAAAGAATATCTCCTATAGCTTGTAATACAACAAACTTTTTAACTGGTTTTTTCTTTTTTTCTTCTCATTACTTTATCCCACCAACTCAAACCAGCACAGCTCATACAGCAACGCACGAGCCTCGTCATAAGCGTTGTGATGATAGCCGTAGAAGTCTAAGAAGTATCATTTATTTAAAACGGCATATAAAAATAATCAACATCGACCTTATTAATCTTTTTAATTCCCAAACTATCTAAAATGTTCTTTGAAATATAAGATGTTATTTCTTCAGAAAGAGAAGATTTTATTGATATTGAAAGATGTTTGTCAAAGTCAAAGAAAATATTTTCCAAATTTTTTTCGTTTAATGGGTTTACACTTACTGAAGCGCCTTCTGGGTTATTTAAATCAAAAATGTAACCAGTGAATGATACAGGAAACAACTCTCCTACAATTTCTATATCGAATTTGAAATGTGCTGATTCTTTATTTTTTGTATATCCGTCATTCTGAAAATTTTTAAATACAAATTGATAAGGTGCATATTCAAAAAAATCAGAAGGAGTTATTTTTAAATATAAGCAAATTTTATCTAAGGTTGAATAGTCTATTTGAGAAGTTGCATTATTTACTATTTTGGAAATAGTAGATTGGGCTATTCCAGTATCTTTAGCAAGTTTTGAGGCTTTTATAAATCTTTCAGCAAGTAAAAGATTGAGTTTATTTATAATCATAAAAATGTCTCCTTTTTTATATTTTAGCACACGCACTAAAAAAAGTAAACAAACACTATATTTTTTATCCTTGACAAATTAAAATAAATGAGGTATCCTAATATTTGTTATAGCGCTAACGCAATAAAAAAATCCGATCAGCTATAAAAATATAAAAAATAGAGGTAAATATGCTAATAAATATTTTTTCTGTTTTGGTTGTCAAGAGAAGATTGAGAGCTTATCAAGTATCAAAAGGTACAGGTATTGCAGAAAGTACACTATCTTCTTTCGTAAATATTGTAGATAATGAAAAAGATATTAAATTGTCAACTCTCATTAAGCTATGCAACTACCTTAACTGTACGCTTTCCGAACTTATCGAATATATTCCAGAACCAAACTCAAAATAATCATCTTATTAAGAACAAACAGAACGGTTTGCAAAGCTTTCCGTAATGTGCTTACGCAACTATCCAGCCGTTGCAAGTATTGGTGGATGATTCTCACAGCCTAAGCATGACTCTAAACTACTGCCCCAACATGACCGCAATGTCTTTAAACTACGTAGAAATGAGGACAAATGACCCCATTAGTATTATTTGACAGCCTAGACTTGTCTAAAGCAAGTAATGAAGATTTTTACACTACTACCGAGATTATTGCTGAACAAACAGATATTATCTATGATTCAGTTTCTCGATTGGTTCGTAAATATAAAAAGAAACTTGAAGAAATAGCACCGTTGACATGGCACTTTGAAAGTTCCATGAAGAAAGGTTCACGCGGATTTGAAATCCGTGTAAACAACCGAGGAAACGCAAGAAAAGTTTATCATCTCAACGAACAACAAACTTTATTCTTTATTCCATTATTGGGAAATACTCCAGCGGTTGTGCAATTCAAATTTGATTTAGCGGCTGCATTTGTTGCTATGAGAAATGAGTTGCAAGCTCGCAAGATTGCAAGAGCAGTCGAGAAGCCAAAGGGTGTTAATCTTCATCAATCTATTTCAGAATGGGTACACTTTCCACGTCATGGCAATACATGGCACACCATTATTAGAAGTTTGCTTGCTACAACTGTAACAGGACTAACCAAGAAGCAGATACAAGCTAGAGATACAGACTGGCGAAAAGAAAAAACGCTCCTTGACCTCTTAAATTCGGAGGAAATGGAACGTTACAAAATGCTTGAAAGTATCGCAATAGCAATGATTGAAGCTGGTTCTGATTATGAACCTATCAAAACAGCTATTAAAGCCACAATGACAACAAAAAAGCCGTAACTGATCCCCATCAAAACGACTTTAAACTATAAGTAAGGCAAGCCTTGTAGGGCTTTGCTTTACTCCATTCTAACAAAAATTATCAGCAAAATCAAAGCTGATTGACCTTTTAAAATTGAATAAGAGTGAACTTCTTGAAATATGATTTATTTTTAATTTGTGGTGCAATAATTCTTGACATATATAATTAGTGGTGTTATAATTATATATGTAAGGTTAATCAAGGGTTACGGCTTAGGCAAATGAGTACTGATTGACTTACGAATTTTAGTAAGAAAGGTGCAGGATTTGACTGAGGAAGAAAAAAGACGTGTAGGGCGACCTACCAACGACCCAAAAGAAACAAGGATGTCTGTAAGTTTTAATGCTGAACAGGCAAAACTAATCAGCGATTATTCCCAAGAAAAAGGGATAACTAAAGCTGAAGCAGTACGTCATGGCGTAAACAAATTAAAAGTAAAATAAAAAACTACTAAACTTCTCCCCGACCAAAGTTTGAAGTTAAGTAGTCCGCACCGAGAGTTTCACTCGATAGATAAATTATATCAAAGCAGATAAAATATATCAACATATTAAGAAGTGAACTCTTTTTCAACACGCATTTTTTAAAGTGCGAGAAATAGAGTTTTTTTGTACCCTAAAATACAAATTAGCCCTAGAAATTCAAAGGTAAAATCATGTTTGAAGAACTAGAAATTCATATCGAAGAAGTTGAGATGTATATACAAAACATCTACAAAGCTGTTAATGATTATGCAAGCGGAACTTATGAAAGTTTAGAGTTAGACGATAAAGGCACTCACTTTATTACCAAAGGTAACGCACAGGACTTATCAGATTATGTCAGTGATTACCTTATGACCATTGCTAACATTATCGGTGTATCAATAATTGAATAGAATCGGAGCTAAAAATGAATAAACCAACGAACAAAGAAACTTATATCTTAGACGATTCAATCGCCTTTGAACTCATGGACTTATTAAAAGCCAAAGCAAGACATTTTATCAAACTTAATGAGTATGTCTACCGCTTGTTTGACGGTCAATCAGTAGTGACTTTCACAACTTTAGAAAATGACATTCAAGTAGAAATGATTAAGGGGTAAAGCATGATTGAAGATATTAATTTAAAAAATGATGAGGTTTCAGCAATCCTAACAATGGTTTTAGATGAGGTTCAAGGAATATATAATCTCAAAGAAGAAAATTGGCGCCATGAACTAACTAGACTTAAAGATTCTCTAATCACATCCCTTTATATGATGGATGAGCGAGTAAAAGATATTAATAAAATTGCTGACTTAATCATGGAAGCTGAGGTACTCCATGAATGACGACACCTTAACGAACCTTGTTGCGCATGGCTTAGTTGATAAAGTCATCAGCCTATTTAATAAATATCTTGGTACACAGCTCAAAATCAGAAATGAAAAGCGAGTATTACCTTATATCTCTAAAAAGCGTGTCATGGAGGACTTAGATATATCAGACGGCACACTTGATAATTGGGAAAAGCACGGATTGAATCGCTATAAACCACGATATAAAACCTCACTTATTTACTATTTGATTGATGATATATGTAAGTTCATCATTATAGATACATAGCAACTTGTCAGGCAAGGCAAATTTTATTAGAGGATTGAGAAAATGACAAATATTATTAGAGCTTGCCCTTATGTGGCTGGTATTGATAGCGTAGGGTTGCGAAGTTTAAAAGCCTATCATACAGAACTTACAGACAAGCAGATTGAAAAATTAGACCCATTGAATGCCAATACAGGCACAGTTGATTATAGCTTTAAAGTTCGTAAATATAAGCACGGTGTCCGCTTTGAGGGCGAAAAAGAGGGCGGAGAAATCAGTCTCTTTGATGAGGTAGCAAAATGATAGAACACCACCAAGGTTATACGGCTATAAAACGGTACGGACGGAATAGTTTTAGAACAGCAGGCAAACACCCGTTTAAGATAATTCACAATGCACAAGTGGTCAAATATGACTTGATACAGCAGTTTGAATCTAGTACAGGTATTATCTCTTACCCAATGGAGCTAAAAGCGCCTTACGTACGCAACTAGTGCCGATTCTAGGTAAAGAGCTGGCTGTTATGAAATTACAGATAAAGGAAAATAAAAAATGACATTAAGAAATTTGAGCGATGATGAACAAAAAGCACTTTCTGAATTTATGGAGAGTGGCAAAGCGTATGAAATGCTGAAAGCTCAATCGGATACTGAAATAAAAACTATTACAATTGAAGCCTTATATAAAGGCGACGACTTACTGGCAATTACACCGCAGTTTGATGACATTTCAAACATTGAAGCTGTCAGTATCTTACTTAATGTATTAGTTGCCGACGCAAGACAAAGTACAGACATAGAGGACTTTATCAAGACTATTATTTCTATGTGGGGGACTTATGACGAAGCGGAGGGGAAATCATGAAATTAAGAGAACTACAAAAGCTTGATCAAAACATTATTAAAATGCTGGCAGACCATAAGGGGATTGATAGAGCAATCAGAGGCGAAGTATTGGCTCAATCCTTGAATATTGATTTGAGAACCTTACAAAGTCGTATTTCTAGCTTACAAAAGAAACGTTGTGCCATTGGTACGATTGACGGATTAGGCTATTTTATCCCAACTGATGAAGCTGAACGCACGGCAGGAATCACTAAAAAAGAAGAAATGGGCTTTTCGATTCATGATGCTGTTTCAGGCTACAGGCGTGCAGATTTGGAATGGCTTGATAAGATGATTGATTAGGAGGACTGACTATTGACACCCAAAGAACAAGCCCTAAACTGTATTAGTCGTGGCTTTTCTGTCATTGCTGGCTTTCCGGCTGGGAAAAGTGAGAGAGCTGTTATCCGTGGTACTTCAAGTGGAAGTCTTGACGAAATCACAGTAAGCGAATGGTTTGATGAAATACCGAACCGCAATATTATGATTAATCTTAGAAACAGCGGTTTGATTTGCATTGACTTAGACCAACACCAAAACGGACAGAATGGCAGAGCTGTATTCAGTCGATTGTGGAATGAAAACAGCGAGGGCGAAATATTAAGTACCTATGTTGAAAAGACACCCACAGGCAACGGCTTGCATGTTTTCTTTAAAGTTCCGAAAGAGCTATTTAATCAGCCGATTGTCAGTGAACTAGCGGACGGTGTAGAGATAAAAACACACTTCACACCCATATATCCGAGCAAACGGACAGACGGCGATTATATGCCTTTGAATGATACAGAAACTAACGATCCTTTAACTTTCGATAGTATTTGCGATTGTCCTGACTGGTTACTTGAAATGATACAGCGACCACAAAAAAGACAGAACCCTACGCTAGGCAGTCGTACTTATGGCGCTGAAATGTGGGAACTATTCAACCAAGGCGCAAGAAAAGGGAATCGAAACAATGACACGAACCGTATTCTCCACTACTGGCGAAAGATTGGCATTGATAACAATAGTTGCATGGACTTATTGCGAACCTTTAACAACCGAACCAGTCCGCCCTTATCTGATGACGAGCTGGCGACCATTTGGAAAAGTGTATTCAAGATGAGATAGAAAGGAACTCATGACAGACCAACTAGAAAAACTTGTGGCAGAAACGCCACAGGGAAACGTAAGAAGTCCCAAACCTCAAATAGAGGACTTCACAGATTATGGCGAAGACGGCAAAAAAGTCGTCAATATCGTAGGTTATCAAGACAGTTTGACAGACTGGTTAGAACAAGAAAAAGAAATCATTAATAACCCTGATTATGTCAAAGCAAACACTCAAACGCTTAGAGCTGTTAGAAAACTATTCTTTGAACACCGTAACTTATTTTTAAGCACACCTAAAGAGGACGGCAAGCCACCGAAATCATTAAGTCCTTTAGAAACAGCGAGAATCATTTATAAAACGCTCAAAGTCATCAAACTAGACCACCAAAGCGGACTGTTAGGCGTTTATAATCCTGAACTAGGAATATATGAAACAAATGAAAACTTCTTTCATCGGCTCATTTATTGGTTAGAACCGTCATACAGTCAGGCACGGTCAAAAGAAGTCTTATTCAAACTTGAAACCTTAGCAGAGGTTAAACAACAAACCGCAGAAGCTCACTTGATACCAGTTGCTAACGGTATTTTCAATAAGAAAACCCAGCAATTAGAGCCATTCAGTCCTAAGTACGTCTTTACTTCAACGATTGCGACCAAGTACAACGCCAAGGCAAAAGTACCTCATATTAACGGCTGGAACGTAGACGACTGGTTACTTGATTTAATGAGCGGAGATAAAGAGCTTGTCAGCCTTTTATGGCAGATTATTTCCGCAAGTACCAACGGCAACTACTCCTATCGTAAAGGCGTGTGGCTAGTCGGTAAGGGGAACGACGGCAAAGGTACATTTCAGAGCCTCATCATGAACCTTATCGGACGTGAGAACGTGGCAAGTGTCAAAGCTGAACAATTTGCGGAACGGTTCGCCCTTTCCCAAGTCGTTGGTAAAACTTGTATTATCGGAGATGATAGCCAAGTCAGTTACTTAGACAATGCAGGAAACTACTTTTCTGTAGTTACTGGCGACCCAGTACCGATTGAAGCGAAAGGAAAACAACCGACACTAGCCGTCTTTAACAAATTAGTCATTCAGTCCACTAACTTTTTACCGAAGTTTAGAAATAAGTCAAATGGAACTTATAGGCGTTTGCTTATTGTTCCCTTTAACAAGTCTTTCACGGCAGATAATGACAACTGGAAAATCAAAGATGATTATATTAAACGCAAAGACGTTTTAGAGTACGTGCTTAAAATTGCGTTATCCCTCAACTTTGATAAGTTTGATGAACCGAAAGCTACACAAGGGCTGTTAGATGATTTTAAAATTTCTAATGACAATGTACTAGCCTTTGTAAATGATATGTTTGAGGAGTTCGTCAGTGATTTTCTACCCTCTATATTTTTAAGTAGTTTATACCGTGCATGGTGCGATACTGAGGGCGTAAAACCGTTCACTAAGCGAGAGTTTGAACTTAAATTACCTGATTATATTAAAGAAGAATGGGAAAAAACAAGCAGACGACCGAGTGGTGCAGGTTTTAATCGAGCTGTAGATTTGCACCGAGCGAATGAATCGGAACTGTTTAGACGTTTATTTCATTGGGATGATGACAAGCATAAAAGCATGACCAAAGGTTATTTACGTAAGGAAACGAGAAAATGACACCGTAGTTCGGTAACATGTTACCGTTAGCGGTAACAACTTAAACCTCATGGTTAAGCTATTTGTAGACAATTGAAACCGTGGTACCGTATTTTTCCTACTTCGCTAGGAATTTATCAGAGGAAATAAAAACATGAAAAAAGTACGCTGTCCGACAAAATGAATTTACTGACAAAACCTGACTTAAAAATATAAATCGGAGAAAATAAAATGAGCAACGAAACTAAAAACTTAGAAATCCCAGTCGCTGAAAACGAGAGAAATAAAGCAGTTGAAAATTTTCTCTCATTAAAAGAATACTTTGATAACCAACTTCAATCAGACCAAGAAACTTATCAAGCGATCGCGACATTAGGCGATAAGTTGGACGTTCTGTGGAATGCCGATAAGTAATAAATAACGAAAAATGGAGAAATAACATGCAAGTAAAATATATTGAAGAAGCAAAAAACAAACTCGAAAAACAAGCTAAACCACTCACTCAAAAAGTGGACAAAACGAATCAATTAATTTCTGAATTAAAAAACAAAATTGAAAAAATGGAAAATCAATCTCAAAATGATGATATTGATGAATCACTCAAAGCCTTATCTGAATTGAATAACGCTAAGCAATTACTAGAAACATTAGAAAAACGACGGGCGGAGGAACAGAAAGAGCTAGATGTTTTCTGGAGTTCTCAAGAAGTTGACGATACTATCAAAGAAGCGTTAAGCCGAGCAGATAATCTAAGTGACATTGAACTAGATTTGTTAAAAAGTGCAGTGTCTAAAGATACGAAGAAAAAACTAAAGGAATATAACAAGGAAGTTGATGACCAACGTTATCGCCTTCAGGAATCAGGAAATTACTTACTAGAAAAAACAAATGTTTATTCTCGAGCCCCATTAAGTAATTTAATCGGTCAAAAAAACGGAAGTCATAAAAATAACTTTTTCTTTGGAATTGTTAGATTAATGGCAGGTCAGTATGAAAAAGAACTAATGGCATTCCTAAAATCTGAAAAAATACTGACTGATTTAGATTAGGGGATTAAATGAATAAAAAAACAGAAATTAATTTTGGGATTGATAGCAAACTAGAAATCAGAGACGCAAATAAAAAAGCAGGATTCATTGGGCAAATTGCAGGGTATGCTATTGTATTTAATAAGCCAAGTGTGCCTAATGCACCTTTTATTGAATATATTTCTTCATCGGCGCTCAATAATGTTGACCTAAGCGATGTATTAGCTTTATATAACCATGATTACGCCAATGTGCTAGGCAGAGTTGATGCAGGAACTTTAAAGTTAAGCATTGATAACGTCGGCTTGCATTTTGTTTTGGATATGCCAGATACAACAGTTGGCCATGATGTCTATAACAACATAAAGGCTGGAAACCTTAAAGGCATGAGTTTTGGTTTTGTTGTGGCAGACGGTGGCGATTCATGGCAACGAGGAGCAAGTAAACCTATCCGAACAATCAACCAACTTCAAACGTTGAGTGAAATAAGTGTTGTAAGTAAACCAGCTTATGATGATACTTCTATCAATGTCACACGTTCTATCAAACAATTTGAAGACGAGCGTACACGAAAGTATAAAGAAAAAGTAAGAGCTTATCTTGACGGATTAAGTGATTAGATTATAATAAAAAAACCTAGTCTTTATTGGCTAGGTATTTATTGTTAATGTCAGAAAAAGCGAAAGTGACACCGATGTACGGTAACACTGAAACCGCAGTGGTATCGGCATAAATAGCTCAACAACAACGATTGTAGACAATTGAAACCGTGGTACCGTATTTTTCCTACTTCGCTAGGAATTTATAATATAGCACGAAAGGATATAAAAATAGATGGTTAGATATTATTGGGGGAGACCTCAAGATGTTGTAAGGTGGTATCTTAGAGGAACGTTATACCTAAGCGCTCAAAGCAGGCAGTCTTATATTGAAAAGATAGGAGCTGAACCAGGTAACTTACCAAGGCTTCTTAAATTATTAGATAATCTTGATGAGCTATTTGATTCAGTTGATACTGACAGCATAGCTCTATTATGTTTGAGATACGTTGAGTTATTAAGTATCGCAGAGACTACAAAGCGCACAGGATTGCCAGCTTATCAGATAACAGCTAAGACAGGTAAAGTCATGAAGAAAGCTAAGGAAATTATATCTAAAGCATGATATAATAGAATTATCATAAGTCCCAGAGATGGGCAGTGGTATAATAAGTTCAGGAAAGTATCTCTAATTGTGGGGGTGCTTTTTTGTTTGGAGGATTATATTATGAATGAACTAGAGTTTAATATCAGATTATATCTTACAGGCGTTATGAAGTCATGGACTGATAGGATAGACAACACAGACCAACTCACACCACAACGCTTTATATTCAACGCAATGACAGAACTGTTTGATTCATTGAGTGATGATGACCTAGAGTTAATCAGACTTAGATACATGGAACGCTTAACACTCTCAGAAGTTGCGAGTCGTTATCTGTTACACGAACATACTATTAGAAACCACACGAACCCAACTATTAAGCAAGTGAAAAAGATTATAAAACAAGGTAATGAACTTTCAATAAAACAAAAAAGCCCGTGAATTTTCACGGACAAATATAAAGAAAAGTAGTAATAATTTACCTAACCCTATTATATCATTTTTTCTCTGTAATTTTTAGATACCCCCCCGTCATTGCTTTTAGGAATACCGTATACCAATAGTGGCTCCCTTTCAAAAAAAGTGATTTTCTAAAATTTTTGCATAGGGGGGGTACAATCGGTAAATGGCATGGTTAAGGGATTTTTTGGTAATAGTTTCCCCTTTTTAGCCTTTTTTTAGAGTTTTTAGCCTATTTCCTCCTTTCTACTACATAACTTTTAGGGATAAATTATCCTTGTAATCGTTGTGGTTGAGCGATTTTGTTTCAGAAAAAAAGTTTTCAAAAATCACTTTTTTTGAAAGGGAGCCACTATTGGTATACGGTATTCCTAAAACAAATAGGGGCGGGGGTATTCATCTTTTAATAATTTTTTTACGTTTTTATAAAAAAAGTCAGCAAAATTAAAAGCCGTATATCATGGATATACAGCCCCTTGCCTGACAAAATTTGTTCATTTTTTTAACGCTTTTTACTACGTTCGTGTTTTTTTACATTTTTTACTACGTTTAAAAACATGTATATTGTGGTCTAATGGGTCGTGTTTTTAGTGCATAATTGTATAAAACGTGTATTTTAACCTCTATTTGGCTCTAATGGGGAGCTGTGATAAAATAGAACTATGTTAAAAAAAATCGAAAAAGCTTATTTATTTTTAGAGAAGAATTTAGAAGTGCTAAGATGCCCAATTTGTCAGGGAAAATTTCAATTGGAAGCCAATGCCTTGAAATGTCAAAATAATCATACCTATAATTTAAATAAGAAAGGTTATGTGAATTTTCTACAAACCAAAGCTGATACAGAACATTACACGCGAAAAATGTTTGAGCCTCGCAGACGTCTGATTCAAGCTGGGATGTATCAACATTTACTGACAGAAATTCAAAAATATTTTGTCAGTGGAAATTTGCTTGATGTTGGGACTGGGGAAGGTTCATTTTTGGAGCTCCTTAAGGTAGATGGAGCAAAATTTGCTTTTGATATTGCTAAAGATGGGATTGAAATGGCGACTGAACTAGAGATGGAAAGTTTTTTAAGTTTAGCTGACTTGACTAATCTCCCTTTTGCTGATGAAAGCCTGTCAGTAATTTTGAATATCTTCACTCCGTCAAATTATGCAGAATTTCACCGTGTATTAGCAGAAAGTGGTTTAGTCATCAAAATTATTCCTGATAAAAATTATCTGCGAGAATTGCGTGAAGTTTATCAACTCCCCGTTGATTATAATAATCAGCCAGTTCTTGAACGTTTTAGAGAAGAATTTCCTAATGCCAGTCAAGAAGAAATTGAATACCAATTCGAGATTCCGAAAAATTTGCGTCATGATTTTTTACTGATGAGCCCTTTGGAATGGTCTGTTTCTGATGAAAGAAAAAAATTTGCTAAAGAAAACCCACCAAAAACGGCCACAATTCATGTCCAGATTCTAGTGGGGAGAAAATAA